AGCCGGGATCTGAAGCGCATCAGCGCCACGGAAAAGGAAGTCGACAATGAGAAGTATGCATTCCGCTGCTTCCTTCTGCGGCTGGGCTTCATCGGAAACGAATACAAGGCAGAACGCAAGATTCTCCTTAAAAACCTCTCTGGCAACTCCAGCTGGAAGAACGGTGCACCGGAAAAGGAGGTGGCAGCATGCGAATGATCACAAAAAAGGAGCTTACCGCGCTCCGCTCCCGCTACCCGGCAGGCACCCGCGTGGAGCTTATCCAGATGGACGATGTGCAGGCACCGCCTACTGGCACTAAGGGAACCGTCACGGGAGTCGATGACACCGGGAGCCTCATGGTGAACTGGGACAACGGCTCCGGATTGAATGTCATCTACGGCATCGACCTTGTGCGAAAGGTGGTGGACTGACATGGATGAAAAGGTAAAAGAGCAGATCCTCGCCATCCGTGACACCGGCCTTACGAATATGTTCGATGTGAACATGGTGCAGCGGCTGGCCTACGAACGTGACTTCTACGAGCTGGTTTTATACCTTGAGGATCACCGGTCTGAATACGTGAAATTCATCATGACCGGCGAGACGTAAACTACACAATTTCGGCCTCGAATGTTCCCACAGGATTGTCACATATATTTCGATAAATAGCTTGCTATTACAGGCGTTCAGAGTGATATATGTACATACCAAAAGGGAAACAACCACAAGGAGGAACCACCATGAAGTACACAATCGAAGCCATAGAAAACGCAAAGCCCGGAATGCGCTGGGAAGAAATCGGATGCCAGTGGACACTGGGACAGGCCTACCTTTACAGCAAGGAAGCCGGAAACGACCTGCCGAACTTCGCCGAGGTCATCTGGGACGACGATATCGAGACCATCCTCGCGGATTGCAGGAAGCTCGGAGTCAAGGAATTCACCATCAGCTCCACCTTCTCAAGCCTGATTGAGACCATCGCCAAATTCGAGGAGCTCGGCTGCACGCTGGACGGAATCGTAAAGGTCAAGGATCGCTACACCCACTTCGGCAGCGACGAGCACCGGCTCATCCCAGCCCTCAAGATGACGGTAAAGGAGGCATAAGAGCATGTGGAGCGAAGGAGTTATCGGCATCCCGGATGCCAAGGACAAGGAAAAATACACCAAATGCCACTATTGGGTAAAGCACTACGATGAGCCAAGCGAGACCTACGGCATTAACGGCGGCAGAATCAGCAAGCTCATGATCAAGATTGACGGCGAGACCGTTTGCAACTACGACAGAGGCTGGGATATCGAGCCCACCTGCAAGGAAGCAGAGATGGCGCTTTGCATCCTGCTTGAGAACTACAACTAAAAAAGCAAACCCTGAGAATGAATATTCCGGGAGACTGAGCCAGAAGGCTCTTTCTCTCGTACTGATACCGGATCGCTTAAGCGGTCTTTTATTTTGCCCTGAAAGGAGGCGGCCACCGTGCCAATGCGAAAACTGAAAAACTATAAGCCGACCCGCTTCATGGCAGAGACTTCTCACTACAGCAAGCAGATGGCGGACTTCGCTGTGATGTTCATCGAGCAGCTCACCCACACCAAAGGCACATGGGCAGGAAAACCCTTCGAGCTCATCGACTGGCAGGAACGAATCATCCGCGACCTGTTCGGTGTCCTGAAGCCGAACGGTTACCGTCAGTTCAATACGGCCTACATCGAAATTCCAAAGAAGATGGGAAAGTCAGAGCTGGCTGCCGCGGTCGCCCTGCTTCTTTGCTGCGGTGACGGTGAGGAACGCGCCGAAGTCTACGGCTGCGCTGCCGATAGACAGCAGGCCACCATCGTTTTTGATGTTGCTGCGGATATGGTAAGGATGTGCCCGGCGCTTAATCGGCGCGTCAAAATACTGGCCTCCCAGAAACGGATCATCTATGAGCCTACCAACAGCTTCTATCAGGTGCTCTCCGCTGAGGCCTACAGTAAGCACGGCTTTAATATCCACGGCGTGGTATTCGATGAGCTGCACACCCAACCGAACCGGAAACTCTTTGATGTAATGACAAAGGGCTCCGGCGATGCCAGAATGCAGCCGCTGTATTTCCTGATTACCACAGCCGGAAATGATACAAACACCATCTGCTATGAAGTCCACCAGAAAGCGCAGGACATCCTCGACGGCAGGAAGGTCGATCCAACCTTCTATCCGGTCATTTACGGTGCGGAACCTGACGAGGACTGGACTGATCCGGAAGTGTGGAAAAAGGCAAACCCCTCTCTCGGTATCACGGTCGGCATTGACAAGGTGGAAGCGGCCTGCGAATCGGCAAAGCAAAACCCCGGTGAAGAGAATTCCTTCAGGCAGCTGCGCCTTAATCAATGGGTAAAGCAGGCTGTCCGCTGGATGCCAATGGATAAATGGGACGCCTGTGCCTTTCCAGTCAATGAGGATGACCTCGAAGGCCGTGTCTGCTATGGCGGTCTTGACCTGTCCTCCACTACGGATATTACATCTTTTGTGCTGGTATTCCCGCCACGGGATGAAGACGACAAGTATGTGATCCTCCCGTACTTCTGGGTGCCAGAGGATACGCTGGATCTTCGCGTGAGACGCGATCATGTGCCCTACGATACTTGGGAGAAGGAAGGCGTGCTGCAGACTACCGAAGGCAACGTCATCCATTATGGTTATATCGAGAAATTCATCGAACGCCTCGGCGAGCACTTCAATATCCGTGAGATCGCATTCGACCGCTGGGGAGCAGTCCAGATGGTTCAGAACTTGGAGAACATGGGCTTTACAGTCGTGCCCTTCGGACAGGGCTTTAAGGATATGAGTCCTCCCACAAAGGAGCTCATGAAGCTGACACTTGAGCAAAAGCTCGCCCACGGCGGTCATCCTGTTCTCCGCTGGAATATGGATAACATCTTCATCCGTACTGACCCAGCCGGAAATATCAAGGCTGACAAGGAAAAATCTACAGAGAAGATCGACGGAGCCATCGCCACCATCATGGCGCTTGACCGTGCGATCCGCTGCGGCAATGACAACGGTGCTTCTGTCTATGACGACAGAGGCATTTTATTTATCTGAAAGGCAGGTGATCAATATGAGCATATTTTCAGGACTGTTTCGTTCAAGAGATAAGCCTACCAATTCAACAACCGGAAGCTCCTACCGCTTCTTCTTCGGCGGGACGACCTCCGGCAAGGCTGTAACGGAGCGCTCCGCCATGCAGATGACGGCGGTCTACTCCTGCGTGAGGATTCTGTCCGAGGCGATTGCAGGACTGCCGATTCACCTCTATCGATACGGCGAAGGCGGCAGCAAGGAAAAAGCGATAAATCATCCGCTATACTTCCTGCTTCACGATGAGCCAAATCCGGAAATGACATCCTTTGTATTCCGGGAAACATTGATGACGCATCTACTCCTGTGGGGAAACGCCTACGCGCAGATCATTCGGAACGGCAAAGGTGAAGTGGTCGCGCTCTATCCTTTGATGCCAAATCGTATGACGGTCAACCGTGATGAAAACGGAGAGCTTTATTACGAATACCAAACATCGCAGGACGAAGCGCACACGATGAACGGCAGTCGTGTGAGGCTCCAGCCGTCCGACGTACTGCATGTTCCCGGCCTTGGCTTTGACGGTCTTGTGGGCTACAGCCCGATTGCAATGGCTAAGAATGCCATCGGCATGGCAATAGCCTGCGAAGAATACGGAGCTAAGTTTTTTGCAAACGGTGCGACTCCCGGCGGCATCTTGGAGCATCCCGGTGTGGTTAAAGATCCGGAGCGTGTTAGAGAAAGCTGGAACTCTGCCTTCGGCGGCAGCTCTAATGCTAACAAGGTAGCTGTGCTGGAGGAAGGTATGAAATATACGCCTATCTCCATCTCACCGGAACAGGCGCAGTTTTTGGAGACAAGGAAGTTCCAGATCAATGAGATCGCACGTATCTTCCGCATCCCGCCTCACATGATCGGCGACCTTGAGAAATCGAGCTTCTCAAATATCGAGCAACAGTCGCTGGAATTCGTGAAATACACGCTCGACCCGTGGGTATGCCGCTGGGAACAGTCCATGCAGAGAGCCCTGCTCTCTCTGGATGAAAAGAAGGAATACTTCTTTAAGTTCAATGTGGACGGGCTTCTCAGAGGCGACTACCAGAGCCGCATGAACGGTTATGCGGTCGGACGTCAGAATGGCTGGATGTCCGCTAACGATATCAGGGAGCTTGAAAACCTCGACCGTATTCCGGAGGAGGAAGGCGGCGACCTGTACCTGATCAATGGCAATATGACCAAGCTCAAGGACGCAGGCATTTTTGCGGTCTCGGCACAGATGCAGGA